CATTAGTTTCTGATGAAATCATATTTAAGAACAAAACTGTACAGGATTATATACTATCATCAGGAAATTTAGTTTTACCTATTGATGACATAAGTTTTGAATTTGATAGTAGTGATAATGTATCCAAAAAAGATTTCTCTTTAAGTAGTAATAATTATCCACTATTCAAGAGAATTTTTAATGGAAGTAATGCCTCTATCATAAACACTGAAGAAGATACAATAGAAATTGAAAATCATTTCTTTGTTACTGGAGAAAAGGTATCATATTCAAATGGAACAAGTTCAAACAATAATTCTATTGGAATTGTTACTACTTATTTTGGGGTGGGAATAGGAACAACCGATAAATTACCAAATGAAGTATATGTTGTAAAAGTAAGTGACAATAAGATAAAACTTTCAAAAAGCGCGGAAGATGCACTGAATTCAAGTCCAGTAACTTTAGATTTAGTTAATGTTGGTGTGGGAACAACTCATTATTTTTCATGCTTTGATCAAAATTCTAGAGTAGTAATTTCAATAGATGGAATTATTCAGTCTCCAATTTCATTAACTAAAACTAAGACTTCATTATCTGATACAGTCTCAATATCAACGAACTTAGTCTATGTTGCTGGAATTTCATCATTCTTTAACGGAGACTTCATAAAAATTGATAATGAGATTATGAAAATTAATTCTGTTGGTATTGGATCTACAAATTTAATTAATGTAAATAGATCTTTGTTAGGAACACAACCTGAATCACATTCTCAGGGAACAATAGTTTCTAAAGTTATAGGTAACTATAATATAGTTGAAAATAATATTAATTTTGCATCTCCACCTTTAACATTATCAGATCCTTTAGATCCATCAATATCACAAAAGTCAAAATTCCATGGAAGATGTTTTATAAAATCTGGGTATCCAGATCAGAATAAAAGCACATACAGCAATAACTACATTTTTGATGATGTATCAGATTCCTTTACAGGAATTTCTAGTGGATTTATTCTGAAGAGCAATGAAAGTGATGTAACAGGAATATCTACAGACAATATAATTTTATTAATTAACAATATACCTCAAATTCCATCACCAAATACAAATGAATCATCTTTATTGAATAATTATTATTTGGCAGAAAATTCTGGAGTAACTACAGTATTTTTTGTAGGTTCTAATAATATTCCAAATCAAACTGATATTAATACTACAAGTTTACCAATAACTGGGACCATAGTATCTGTTGGATCTAGTAGTGGTTTTGGTTATCAATCATTAGTTTCCGCAGGAGGAACTGTTGTTGTTTCAATATCAGGAACAATTTCTTCGGTTTCTATTGGAAATAGTGGTTCTGGTTATAGATCAGGGGTACAAAATCCAGTTAGAGTTGGTGTTATAACCTCCAATAATAAGACAACTTACATTGGAATTGCCTCTATAAGTCAAGGAAATGTTGTTGGAGTATCCATAACTAATCCAGGAATCGGTTATTCATCATTAAATCCACCAATTTTAGTAATTGATGATCCACTTCCATACTCAAACATACCTCTCATATATTCATCTTCATCTTCTGGAGTGGGAACTGGAGCAAAAGTTGATATTATTGTCGGAAATGGGTCTAGTGTAATAAACTTTGAATTTAAGAATTTTGGATATAATTATAAAAAAGGTGATATTTTAACAATTCCTATTGGAGGTTCAGTAGGAATTCCTACAGATACAACAAAGCAGTTAAATAATTTCAATATTATCATAGAAGAAGTTAAATCTGATAAATTCTCTGGGTGGTTTATTGGAGCACTTAAAGTATTTGATGATATAAGTGGTCTTTTTAATGGAATTACAAGAAGATTTCCATTGACGATCAATAATCAAAGGTTTTCTCTAGTATCAGAAAAAGGTTCTAAAATAAATCTTCAGAATAATTTACTAGTGTTTATAAATGATGTTTTACAAATTCCTGGAGAATCTTATAATTTCACAAGAGGTGATAGGATAGTATTTAATGAAGCTCCAAAAGGAAAATCTTCAGATAATGTAGTTTCTGGAGATAAGTGTAAAATACTATTTTATATGGGAAATATTAATTATGATACCGAGACAGTTGATATTGTAGAAAGTATTAAACTGGGAGACGAACTACAACTCTCATATGATATTTTTTCTCAACAACCACAGAGTTTAAATCAAGATAAAAGAACTATAACATCATTGTATATAAACTCTGCAGAAACAGAATTATACTTTGGGTCCGGAATCTCTCAAGATCAATCATTATATCGTCCAACATTCGTAAGAAAACAAACTGAAGATAAATTAATAGACTCTTCAATTGTATCTAAGAGTAGAAAGATTTATGAACCCTCAATATATCCAAGTTCTTATATAATAAACACAGTTGGGGTAAATACTACAGTTCTTTATGTTGATAATATAAGACCATTTTTCAATTCACCCAAGGAGTCTTCTTCCGGAGATTTAAATTTCCAAAATGAAGTAACCTTATTATCTCAAGACACATTGCAATTTGCCACTGCATCTTCTACTGTATCATTAGCAGGAACAGTTACATCCATTAATATTATAGATTCTGGTAGTGGTTATACATCTTCACCATCAATTATTTTAGAATCTCCAGTAGGACTTGGAACGACTTTTAGGGCAACTGCATCTTCAACTATAAATGAAGGAAAACTATCAAATATTACAGTAATTTCCGGAGGAACTGGTTATTCGCAATCAAATCCACCAGAAGTTTTAATTGAACCACCATCAGTTAAAAAAGAAAAATGCGAAGTAACTGGTTATTTTGGAGATCATGGAATTATTACTGGTATTGCAACGACCTCAATAGTTGGAGTTGCCAGTACCGGTCTAGTTTTTGATCTGTTTATACCAAATAATTCTTATTTAAGAGATAGTTCTATATCAGGAACTGCAACTACTATAAGTGGAATTCAACCTGGAGATTACTTTGTCGTTTATAATTCTAAAGTCGGAAATGGAGTAACTTCGTTAGATGCATCAAATGGAATAGTTGGTATAGGAACATCTGGATTGGATAATGTCTATGTCGTAAGATCAGTATCTATAGCATCTTCTAGCGTTCCAACTGGTGGTCAATCGACAGTAGTAAAAGTTGTATCCAGTGTATCCTCTTATAATAATTTGACCGGATTGGGATTTAGTAATTTTTATGGTGAGTATAGTTGGGGAAAAATAACCCTAGCAAAAACAACATCAACAAATGCATACAATGCATATAGGAATAATGGAATTACTGGTTTAACTACAGGTGGAGTTGTTATAAGATCTGAACCATTAAGATATTTTGGTTATGTTTTATAATAAATAAATAAAACGATATAAAAAATGTCAGCAATTATAACTGATCAATTTAGAATATTAAATGCTAAAAATTTCTTGAGTTCGGTTTCATCTACACAAAATTCATATTATACATTTGTTGGGTTGCCGAATCCATCTAGTGTTCTATCTAATTGGGATGCCGATCCTCCTTCACATAAGGATAGTTTTAATGATGAAAATATTTGTTGGGAAACTATGATGTCTCTCAAGAAAATTAATAGTGATGATGTTAGGTTAGTAATACCAAAAATAACTTGGTCTTCAGGAAGGGTTTATGACTATTATAGAAATGACTATAGCATTTCAAATAGACCCAAAGTATCAGATTCTTCTGCATTATATACTTCATTTTTTTATGTTTTAAATAGTGATTATCGAGTTTATATTTGCTTAGAGAACGGAACTAATCCAGAAAATGAAAATGGAAAACCATCATTAGATGAACCAAAATTTATAGATTTAGAACCAAGACCTGCAGGATCAAGTAATGATGGGTATATTTGGAAATACTTGTATACAATAAAACCTTCTGATATTGTAAAATTTGAATCTACCGATTATATACCAGTTCCTTCAGATTGGGAAACCAGTTTGGAAAATGCTCCTGTTAGAAACAATGCCATAGATGGGTCAATAAAGACCGTAATCATAAAAAATAGAGGAGTATCGGTAGGTGCAGGAAATCAAATTTATAGGAATGTTCCTATAAAAGGTGATGGTACTGGTGCCGAGTGTACTATAATAACCAATTCCGAACAAAAAGTAGAATCGATAATAATAACAAACCAAGGATCAGGATATACTTTTGGTAGTGTAGATTTAGTTGCAGGTGGAATAACCACCTTTGATACTAGACCAATTTTTGATGTTATCATCTCACCT